AGAACAACAAACACACTTGCAAAACCTGCTTCAACAACGCAACGACCTTGAAAGCACCCTTACAAAAAACAGGGAACTTTACTTTAAGGTTCAAGGTGCTATTGAGTATCTGACTCAAACTGGTGTAACCCTTCCAGAACCCGAACCTGAAGTTACTGAGGAAGTAACAGAAGAAACAACAGAGGGTTGACAAGGTTCCCCACATACCTTATAATATGTGGGTAAGCAAATGACTCAATAGCTCAGCTGGACAGAGCAACTGCCTTCTAAGCAGTCGGTCGTAGGTTCGAATCCTACTTGAGTCGCCTTGCGGAGTTAGTTCAGCGGTAGAACGCTATCCTTCCAAGTTAGATGTCGTCGGTTCGAGTCCGATACTCCGCTCTCGTCCTTTTCTATTATGGACCCAATAAAAATTCTACTATTAATAGGAGAACTTGAAGGTTGTTATACGCACACCAGAAAGTTGGGTTTTGAAGAGGACAATAAAATCCTTGATGAGATGAAGCAGAGGTATTATAAACTCTACTTTAAACTTTGCAAGGAACAAGGGAGAAATCCCTACTGATATTCCTCTATAGCTCAGTTGGTAGAGCAGGTGACTGTTAATCACCCTGTCCCTGGTTCGATTCCAGGTGGAGGAGTAAACGGACTGGAATACATCCGTGCTCACATCTCCGAGAGAAAAAAGAATCGGAATCCCAACCCATGTGAGAGAGAAGTGGGATCCTTCTCGATGCCCGTCAGTGATATTCTGCAGGATATCGCTGGCGTATTGCCCGAATAGCTCAGCGGTAGTAGCGTCTCCTTTACACGGAGGATGTCGGGGGTTCGAATCCCTCTTCGGGCACCTTGCGAATGTAATTCAGTGGTAGAATGTCTGCCTTCCAAGCAGAACGTCGTCGGTTCAAATCCGATCATTCGCTTGTATCTCAATATGGATGGAACAGTTGGAAAAGTGTCCCATTGACATAGGGTTGAATTTTTAGTTAAAATTGCCTTGTCTGGGTTGGAATCAATAAAAGTTATCTAAATATATAAGAACTCTGTTAATATTATTAGATGGCTTATCAAATATCAGGAACTACTGTTATTAATGATAGTAGAAAAGGTATATTTGCAAGCATGAATCCCGGAACATCCACTTCAAATCCATCATCACCTTCAACTGGAGATATATATTATAATACATCCGCAGGAACTTTGAGAGTTTATAATGGATCTACTTGGTTAACAGTATAAATTTTTAAAGACTATATTTACAAAACCATGACTCTTCAAATATCTGGAACAAATGTTGTTGATAATAATAGAAAAGGTATATTTACTAGTGTAAATATTGGTGTTTATACTCCAGGAAATAGACCAAGTGGTAGTACTGGAGATGTTATTTTCAATTCATCACTACAAACCATAGAAGTTTATAATGGTTCTTCATGGATTGCCGCTGGAGGAGGATCTTCTTCTACACCTAAAGGATCTGGTGGAGGTCTTAGTGTAACTCCAAGTATTTATATTCATACATTTACATCTACTGGAACTTTTGTGGCAAATACTTCAATGACAATTAGTTATATTATTGTTGGCGGTGGTGGCGGCGGTGGTAACACTACTGGAGGAGGAGGTGGTGGTGGTGCCTATGTTACTGGTAGCACCCCAGTTTCAAGTGGCACTGCTTATTCAATATCTATTGGGGGTGGAGGAGCAGCTGCAACTAATGGTTCAACAACATCAACTCCATTTGGTTCTGCCCCTGGTGGTGGTAGGGGAGGAAGTGGATCTGGTAGCGGATCTCCAGGTGGATGTGGTGGTGGAGGAGGAGGAAATACTTATGGATCTACCTCGGGTGGAACAGGATCTCCCGGTCGAAATGGTGGAGGAGGTTATAACTTATCTGGAGGTGGTGGCGGTGCGCCAGCAACTGCTGGTACTCCTGCTCCTCCTTCTTCACGTGCAGGCAATAATTCTTATATTCCTGCTGGACCAGGTGGTACAGGTATCTATAACCCTACAACTGCTTCTTATTATGCAGCTGGTGGTGGAGGTGGCCGTAACGGTCCTGCTTACGGACAAGCTGGTTTCGGTGGTGCTGGAAGAGGTAATGGTCCAAATTTACCTTATCCGGGTACTCTTGCTGCTGTAGGAACTGGTAGCGGTGGTGGCGGCGGTGCTCAAGCAGGACCTGCACCATTAGGTAATGGGGGAGCCGGAGGAACTGGGGGTTCTGGCACTGTTATAATATACTATCCACATTAAGATAAAAGACTGTTAACTAAAATGGCACATTTTGCTCAGCTAGACGAAAATAACAAAGTAATTAATGTAATTGTTATTGATAATTTATCATGCTTTGATAAAGAAAATAAAGTGGAATGCGAGGAAATGGGGATTGAGGTATGTAAGTCAATTCATGGAGAAGATACTGTTTGGGTTCAAACATCATACAACTCAAATAAAAGATATAATTATGCTGGTATTGGATATACTTATGATTCTATAGCAGACGCATTTATTTCACCAAAGATATATCCTTCTTGGGTTTTAAATTCATCTTATAAATGGGAAGCTCCTATTCCCAAACCAGAAGATACTGAAACGCATACTTACTATTGGGATGAAGATCTGTATCAATCTGATAATACAAAGGGGTGGGTTAAAATTGATATTTCATGATATAATAGTTTTTACTGAGTTGAGTATTAAAAATGGAATTTAAAGATCCTAGCATTGATAATGCTGTAAAATCATTAAGACCAAATGCAATAACATGGCAAATATATATTGATACAACAACAAAAAAATTTTTAGAGTGGAATGATCCCACTGGATCTGAACCTCCAACATGGGAAGAAATAAGTTTTGAAATCCATAAACTTAATAAAATCTGGAACTATTATGAATATGCCCGAAAAAGAGAAGAAATGTATGGTGATATAAAAGATCAATTAGATATGCTATATCATGATATTAAATCAAATAATTTAGAATCTGGTTCTTGGATAACTCATATTGATAAAATAAAATCCAATATAAAAAAACCAAAAGATTCTCCACCAGATGTAGAAAATTGGAAGATAGAAGACTTCTCTGAATAAAACATTATGAAAACTTATTTTTTTCTTTCTGGGTTGCCTAGAAGTGGGTCAACCCTTTTTTTGAGCATTCATTTGAAAATATTTCACCTGTTGATGAAATCAAACATGAATATTACAATTTACCATCTTTACATGATGTAAGATCTAAAATAGATAAAATATCTAAAAATCCTTCTGATGTATTGTCAGATTATGTTATTAAAAAATATGGATCAAACTATGAGGTTTGGAAATGAAAATTTCTTTTACTGGTAGAATGTTTGGTGTTAGTGATAATGCTGTTAGAAAACGTTTAAATAGAAAAAATCATCCCGAATAGTTCAGTGGTAGAACACCAGAGTTACATTCTGGGTGTCGGCGGTTCGATCCCGTCTTCGGGCATATAAATAGAGTATCAATTGAATTGAATAGGATGCAGAAAAATGTTAGTCGTAAGATGCAAAAACTGCAATAGAGAAATAACGAGTAATACAAAAACACAAGTTTGTGGTTGCTCTAATATGATGACCGTAAAGGATGATAGCGTTACAGCACTTGACTTAAACAAGGTTGTTATGCTAAATTCTACAAGGAATGAAAGAAAAACAAACTTACTTTCAAATCAAGATCTTGCCTTCCAAGAAGAAAGGAAGAAAAGAAAAGTTCGTAAATTGGACTTTGAAATTCGTTAGGAAAGGTGGCAGAGCGGTTTAATGCACCTGTCTTGAAAACAGGAGATGTGAAAGCATCCGGAGGTTCGAATCCTCTCCTTTCCGTTTTAGTATTAATAACTACTCCAAAATATTAAGCAATAGTGTAATGTCTATATAAGCTAAACGTTTTGGTGCCTTTATGGTAGTTTTTTATCTTCTTGTATTAACTTTTATTGCACTTGTGGCAATAGGTGGTTTTGATGCTACCCTACGTTTAGTTGCGTATATTGATCTTCTTTTTAGATATCAAATCGTAAAGGTCAAAATGTGGGTAATGATGAAAAAACTTGAATCACAACTCGCAATAGACCACAATTCACTAATCAAAGAACTGGAGAACAAGGATGGATAAAGAACTTTCTGACCTATCGATGGAGAGAAGGGAGTGTCCGAAGTGTGGTGCCACATGGATTAATGGACAACATCGATGGTCAGGAACCGGCAATAAGGGAAGTGAAATGGATCTTGCTGGTTTAGTGTGTAACAAACTTGGAGATGAGACTTGTATCAATCCATTAAAGGGACAAGATGGTGGCGACACTTGGAAAAAAAGATTTGAAGATATGAGCAACCTTGAAAAACTGAAACGCCAAATGGAAAATGATGTTTAAAAACTGGGGAAAGGATATAGAACCAATCGAATACATAACTAAAGAAGAAGTGCAGGAGATGATTGATGCTGCCATACGAAAGCATAATCGTAATGCTGGAATTATCTCTATGTGTGTTGGGTGGGTTGTTCTTGCACTTTTTGCTGAGGGTCTGCTTCGACTTATTGGAGTAGTTCCTCCATTGTTTCCATGGCTAAACCTTACTCTTTAGGAGGCAATGAGCGAAGAAGAAAAGGAAAAGTTTTACAAACAACTTAGAGAACGAATCAACCAACTTCGGATAGATATTTTATTTGAAGAACCATGTCCTTTATATGAGGAGGAAGAGAATGATGACTAATCAAACAATCGTTCTTATTGGATGTTTTCTACCACTTGTTGTTATTTACATAGTGATGAAACTTGCTGTTTGGATATCTGCTGTTAATTCTGAAAACGAATATGTCAAAAGAGAACCATTCCGAAAACGAGGACCATATTTGGAAAATGCATATGGAGACGTTGATGAGGAGGAAGAAGAGTATGGAGATCGCACAGACTATCGATGATGCTCTTTATCAATACTATACAGTAGAACGTGGTAAAGAAGTCCCTAACTGGAGATATATGAAAGACCAAGACTGGTGGTTAGAATACCTTGAAAAACTTGGAATGGATCCAAATAACCCATGACACATATTCAATTATTTGTTAGGGGTGTAATGAACACTCCTTGGTGCTTAGGTCTTATGGGGTTTACTCTTGTGTTTGTTCCTATCTTAGGTATGTGGGCAGTTCATAAGTATGGGTGGGAACACTGGGCACCATTTGACAAACACCACAAGTAGTGTTATATTATATGAGTGGTTGAGAGACCACTGCGGTAACCCCCTTTGGTAGGTTCAGGGTTAGCGGCGACAGGAACCTACTGCAACGGAATGTAGCTCAGTTTGGTAGAGCACTGCTTTTGGGAAGCAGGGGTCGCACGTTCGAATCGTGTCATTCCGATTGTCTAAATATGACAACGATGGAATTTTACTCTGTGGAACACTGGCAAGAGAACTGGGAAGCGTTGGTTAATAGAGTCGAAAACGGAGAGTCAATAGGGGTTACAAACGGAAGAGAACGTGCTATAATGATGCCTGCGGATGATGAACTCATACGCATGTATACGGAATTTAATAACGAGGCACCCTGAGCATCGGGGGATTAGCAATCTGGTGAATGCACCGAACTCATAATTCGGTTAAGGTGGGTTCGATCCCCTCATCCCCCATTGACACTTCGGTGTCAAACCCTTATAATACTAAGGTCAACATTCAAAAAGATGACTATCACTTCCAAGTTCAAGAAAGACGTTCAAACTCTTCGTTCCGCAGCAAATGGCGAAATTTTCCTTGATGTAAAGAATCCGAAACTTTTCAAAAAGGTTCGTCGTTTTTATGAAAACAATGGTGTAGTGTTCTCTGGTGATCCTATGGACGATTATGAAATCCTGATGGAATACCTTTACAACGATCTTGAAACTGTTGAGGTTGCTTGATGAAAGTTACTGTGAAACCAACCGTTCTTCTTGAGCGGTTTCCTTATCGTTATGTTCAAGTCGGCAAACTGGAGATCAATGGTCTTCCAGACTGCCGTATTCAAAAAGTAGATTCATACACAGGTCGTTACCGCGATATGTATCTTTGTGATAATGAAATGCAGTTGATGACTGCTATGGAAGATCATGATTATACTTGCTGGTTAGATCCTGATGGTGTTCCTGCTTATGTTAAAGACTCGGTATCGTCTCAAAACTAGCCCTGGTCGGTGAAGGAACCCCTTCAATCCCGAAGTCACGGATGGACTTTAACAGTACTGGTGGAGTCATAAGACCCCTTAAAACTAAATACTACAAGAGTTCATTATAAACAAATGGCAACGAGAAAAAGAACAACTTCAGAAAGCGGAGCATATATGTCCGAATACGATCAAGAAGTTGAAAAGAGACTGAAGGCACTTGAGTCTCAAGCACATACACCTTGTGGTGGCGGTGGAGATACTTCCGCATTAGAAGCAAAGGTTGATGCTCTTATTGCAGCATTGAATCAAGTTCCTTCTATTGTTGAACATTTTCCAAAGGATGCTGAGGGCAATAGAAAAATTTCTCTCTAAGGTTTCTTGCTTTTCCTAAGAGCAAGTGGTGCGGATGGAGGAAACTCCCGCCCTGTTTCTTGCTTCAGGTCAAAGAGCAAGTGGCGCGGCATGTAAAGACCCCAACGAGGATGGTTGCATAAACCATCCTTTTTTTGTATAATATATACTATACACAAGTATTGGACTTATGAGTGAGTATAAGAAGACAGCACTAGTGCTTGGTGCTGGTGGATTTATTGGAAGTCATATGGTAAAGAGACTTCGTTCTGAAGGTTACTGGGTGCGTGGTGTCGATCTAAAGCACACAGAGTTTTCTAAGTCTGAAGCAAATGAGTTTATCACTGGTGACCTTCGTGATGTAGAGTTTGTTCGTCGTGTTATTCGGTTCAAAGGTGAGCAGGGTAACTTCTACAATAATGTTCCTGATAGGTATCATCGACCGTTTGATGAGATCTATCAGTTTGCTGCTGATATGGGTGGTGCAGGTTTTGTTTTCACTGGCGAGAACGATGCAGACATTATGCACAACTCAGTTACTATTAACTTGAATGTGCTTGATGAGCAACGTAAGTTTAATGAAACTGTAGGTAATAAAACTAAGATCTTCTATTCTGGTTCTGCTTGCATGTATCCAGAACATAACCAACTTGATCCTGATAACCCTGACTGTCGTGAAGAATCCGCATACCCAGCAGACCCAGACTCCGAATATGGATGGGAGAAACTCTTTTCTGAACGACTATATTTCGCTTTTAATAGGAACTATGGCATTCCTGTTCGCGTTGCTAGGTATCACAATATCTTTGGTCCAGAAGGAACCTGGGAAGGTGGAAGAGAGAAGGCACCAGCTGCAATCTGCCGTAAAGTCGCTTACCTCCCGGAGCAAGGTGGAGCAATCGAGGTGTGGGGAGATGGCTTACAGACTCGTTCCTTCTTGTTCATTGACGAATGCATTGAAGCAACTCGACGACTGATGGACAGTGACTTTATGGGTCCTGTAAATATTGGTTCAGAGGAGATGGTTACTATTAATCAACTGGTAGAAACTGCTGAAAAAGTTTCTGGAAAGACTGTAAATAAGATTCATATTGATGGACCTCTTGGTGTTCGTGGTCGTAACTCCAATAATGATTTAATTCGTAAAGAACTTGGTTGGGACTATTCTCAGACTCTTGAAGAAGGTATTCGTATTACATACCAGTGGATTTCTGAACAAATTGCTAACAAGAAAGGACACCTTTGATGACAATTAGTTTCAATATGCTTGGGCATCATGGAAGACTTGGTAACCAGATGTTCCAATATGCAACTCTTAAGTCTATTGCACTCAAGCATGGATACGACTTTACCATTCCACCAAGTGATTTTAATGATGCATACCATGATCATCAACTATTTGAAGGGTTTGAACTTAGTAGTCTTCCAAAAGAAAACATCAGAATCAATAATGTCCAACGACGAGCAGAAGAAGGACACTTTCATTTTAACCAAGAACTTTATGAAAAGTGTCCAGATGATGTAGATCTCTTTGGATACTTTCAAACAGAAAAGTATTTTTCTGAGTTTGCTGATGAGGTAAAGAAAGACCTAACTTTTAAAGAAAGCATTCGTTCTGTTGCAGAAGAATATCGTAGTCAAATTGATAGTGAAGAAGTTATTTCTTTACACGTTCGTAGAGGAGACTATGTAAACCAACCTTGGCACGGTTGTTGTCCTATGGAATACTATCAGCAAGCACTGTCAATGTTTGATAGTAACCTTCCAGTTATTGTTTTTACTGACGATCCTAAATGGGTGCTGAATGAAAACATCTTTGGGTCTGATAGGTTCTATGTTTCGGAAGGAAATAGTAACCTCTTTGATATGTGTCTGATGACACTTTGTGACTATCACATTATTGCTAACTCATCATTCAGTTGGTGGGGTGCTTGGTTGGCAGATAGTAAGAAGGTTGTTGCTCCTCAGCGTTGGTTTGGTCCTCCCCTGAGTGAGCAGAATGATGTAAAAGACTTGGTTCCTGATAGGTGGGTTAAGATATGATTGACTTGAGTAATGTAACCTTTATCATTCCTCTGCGAATTGATACTGACGATCGTCTTCGTAATATCATCCTGACTTCTATTTTTCTTCTGAATAAGTTTGACTGTAAAGTCATTGTTAAAGAGTCTGATGAGATGCGTAAGTTTGAAACTTGGGCTCTGCCTTTGATTCAATCTGTTGCTAACATAAAGAATCTGACTTATGTGTTTGAAGAAAATACTGAAGACCATTTCCATAGAACTCGTCTTCTGAATGAAATGGTTCTGATGGCAGATACTGATATTGTTGTCAACTATGACAGCGATATCATTCTTCCTATTGATTCTTATATCAAAGCAAAGGAGATGCTTGATAGTAAGGAGTATGATGTTGTCTATCCTTATAAGTTTGGTGAGAAGGGAGAACGAAAAGTAACTCTGAATACTAAAGTTGAAGACGAAGATGATTTGAAACGCCTTCTCAATACTCCTATCGTCAGAGACTTTGTTCAAACTACTAACCCAGAAGTTCTTGATCAGTCGTTTGGATATGCTCAGAATGTAAATGGTATTGGATGGGCAGAATATGGAATGGTTCAGTTCTTTAATAAGCAAGTATATCTAGATGGGTATCTTGAGAACGAAAACTTTATTGCATATGCACCAGAAGATGTAGAACGTCATCACCGTTGGAAACTTCTTGGATATAATATCGGTAGAGTGGATAACCATGCTTATCATCTAGAGCATAAGAGAACTCAAAACTCCTGGTTTAACAATCCTTTTATGCAAAAGAATAATGAACTTTGGGAATACTTGAAAAACCTTACTAAGGAACAAGTAATTGAATATTATGAAAACCAAGAGTATGTGAAGGAGAAACTAAAATGACTTGGCACTTAGTAAACTATGGTGATGAGAAGTTTAAAGAAGAACAAAAGTTTTTAGAGAGAGTTCATTCCAATAACTTTAACATTATTTCTTATGACAGGGAGTGGTTAGTTACCACTGGTTTTTATAAGGACAATCAAAGTCTTTTAGATGAGGAACACGGTGGTGGATGGTGGGCATGGAAACCATTTGTTATCTTGGATGCACTATCTAAAGTAGAAGAAAACGATTATATAATCTACTGTGATTGTGGAGATATGGTATCACCTGGTATCAAGTCTTTTGTTGAAAATACTTTGAGTGAAGATGAGTTTTGTCTCCTTCTTCTTGGAAATAATAAGAACAAAGATTATACAAAGAGAGATTGTTTTGTTCTTATGGGTTGTGATGAAGAAGACTATTGGAACTCAAACCAGTTAGAAGCAGGGGTTCAGGTTTGGAAGAAGACAGAACAGTCTGTCAATATTGTTTCTGATTGGATGAAATATTGTTTGGATGAAAGGATTATTAAAGATGATCCTAGTGTTTTGGGTGAAGAGATGGCATCATTCAACGCACATCGCAATGATCAAAGTATCCTAACTAATGTAGCAATCAGAGAAGGTCTGAGTGTAAGTAACCAAGAGTTTAGAAACTTTATTGAATGTGACTATGACTATTGGTACGAGCGTTATCCAAATTCCAACTATGGAAGGGATATTGATAGATTCCTTGTAAGTATTAAAGATGCATAGTATTATTCTAACTGTTCATAATAAAGAGTGGTTGATTCAAGAAGTCCTTAATGGTATTGTAAAAAATACTGTTGGGGACTATGAACTTATTGTTGTTCTTGATGGATGTACAGATAAGTCGTTTAATATTGTTGAAGACTTCTTTTATGGAACTGATAAAAAGGTTTTGATTGCAACGACACCAGATGTATTTGAAACCAAAGCAAATAACGTAGGACTTAAAAGTGCTCAAGGTGAATATGTGATTATCGTTCAAGACGATATGATTATTAGAGAGAAGGGTTGGAACCTAAGAATGCAAAAACCTTTTGATGCATTTGATGATGTATTTGCAGTCACTTCAAGAACCGCACATAACTGGGAGTTCAATCATAATACTAAGCATCTTGGTATGAAAGAAGACCTTGATAACTGTTGGTCTGATATTTGCATTCATACGGAACATGCAAATCGTAGTAGTATCTCTAGAGATGTCTTTGCTGTTCGTGCTTCAGTTAATCGCGGACCACTGATGATTAATCATGAAGACCTTAAGACTTTGGGTTATCTTGATGAGGCATTCTCTCCACAAGATATGGATGACCATGACTTAATGTATCGTATGCATAAAGAACTTGGAAAGGTTTGTGGTTGCTACTGGATTGACTTTGAGTCAAGAGATGAGTGGGGCGGTACAAGAGTTGATGGATCACCTGCACCTTGGCTGTTGAAAGCAAATCAAAAGAACACCAAGATCTTTTATGACCGTCATAGTGATTTAATAAATATGACGTATGAGAATGAGAATCGGGAGTTGCCTGATGGTTGAAAACCAATATTATTTCAAGTATGCGAAAAACATTTTCTCTCAAAATGGTGATGATGGTATTATCGAAAAGATATTTGAACATCTAAAAATTAATGATGGAGTGGTTGTAGAGTTTGGCGCATGGGATGGAATATATCTGAGCAATGTATACAACCTATGGAAAAATAAAAACTTCAGTGCTCTGTTGATTGAGAGTGATGAAGGAAAGGCAAATGAAATGTTGGGAATGTTTTCCGACTTTGATAATGTAGATCTAATGAATTGTGCAGTATCACCTGATAAGGGTGATGAGTATTCATTAGATAATCTGCTACAAAAGTCAATACTTAATATTACTAATGATAACCTGAATCTTGTGTCTATTGATGTAGATTCATGCGACTATCATATTTTTGAATCCTTAGAAGAGTATTCTCCTAAGGTTGTTGTCATAGAAACAAAAGGTTTTGATGATCCGAATGTTAAGTACAATATTTTTGGTAATGGATGTAGTTTGAAATCAGTAACAGAACTTGCAGAAAAGAAAGGATATACGCTAGTATGTCATAATGGAAATGCATATTTTGTCAGAAATGATCTAACATATCTTCTTCCAGATGATATCGAATCATCTTTGGAAGATCTACATTCTTCTATTAGTGATATTGATATTTGGCAATCGATAGATGCTTCTGGAAATGTAAAGGATGGTTTTAGATACTATCTGAGTCCTGAATATACCAGTCTTATTGAAAATGAAAAGAAAACTCTTATCAAACGTTGATCTTATTTCGATCAACTGTGTAAATCCACAAGCATCAGTAGCAGCACTCAATCATTGTCAAAAATACTTTGAGTTTGGGAAGTCTATTTTAGTTTCTCATATTGAACCATCAGAATATTATGATATTGAATTGCATAAACTGGAAGAGAAACTTAGTTGGGATGGGTATAATGATCATATCTTAAACCTAAAAGACCATACAGATAATGACTTTGTTATGGTCATTCAGGATGATGGATATATTGTTAATCCAGAACTTTGGGATGATGAGTTTCTAGAATATGATTATATTGGAGCACCTTGGCCTATTGAAGACAGTTGGATTTCAATGCAACACAAGGAACATCAACCAAAACTTAGGGAGAATCTTCCTAAGAACCGAGTAGGTAATGGTGGTTTCTGTATTCGAAGTCGTAAGTTCCTTGAGTTTTCTAGTCAGTTCAAAGACACTGGTATTCTTGGTGAAGATACTTTTCTTTGTACCAAGATGTATCAGGAAGCAATTGATTATGGCATCAAGTTTGCTCCATTTGAACTAGCAATTAAATTTGCATACGAGAATCCTTGCTTAGAGTATGATGGTCATCATTGGGATGAGTTCATTGCATTTGATATGAACAAACATTTTGGTTGGCACGGAAGTCAATTCTCTAATAAACATCAGTTGTTATCATTAAAGTATCAATAAAATTATGACTAATAAAATCAACGACGAAACTTGGGACAAGGCACAAAATACTGAACTCTGGCATATGATGAGAGATACTGCCGATGAAGAGTGTCATAGGCATGGAACAGAAGTCATTTTCAATCATCATTTTGGAGTTGATTATAAGACTTATTTCAAAGATAAAACCATTGTGGAATCTGGAGGAGGAAGATTTCCTCATGTCACATTTTGTGATGGGGCAAAGAATAAAATTAGTGTAGAACCTTTATTTGATTCTTTAGATGAATACTCTAAAAAGTATCAATTGGACAATGGTGTTCAAGTAGTTACAGGTGCATTTGAAGATTATGATCCACCTGAAGATCTTGATGTTGATGAAGTATGGTTCTTTAATGTCCTTCAACATGTAAAAGACCCGAGTTATCAAATTGAAAAGGGAAAAGAGATTGCAAAAGTTGTAAGAGTATTTGAACCTCTCAATATTCCTACTGACGCAGCACATCCTCATATGTTCGATGCTTCTTTCTTTGAAGAACGTTTCCCTGATACTGAAGTAAAAATTTATCAACCAGATCCAAAATGGTTTCCATTCTTTGGTGCTGAATGTGCCTATCTTGTTTGGGAGAAAGAGTGATGAAAATATTTGTAACAGGTTGTGCAGGTCTCTTGGGTTCTAACTACTCAAGACACTTGATGAAGAACGGTCATCAAGTTATCGGTATTGACAATCTTTCTGGAGGATACAAAGCATTTGTCCCTAAAGGAGAAAACTTTCAGTTTGTAAAACTGAATATTGAAAATAGAAAGAAAGTTGTAGAACTTTTTGAAGAACACAAACCAGACGTTTGTGTTCATTTTGCTGCATATGCGGCAGAAGGTTTGTCTCCTTTCATTCGGAACTTTAACTATAGAAACAACTTAGTTTGTTCTGCAAATCTTATTAATGAGTGTATCACACACGGAACTAAGATTTTGTTTACTTCTACTATGGCAGTTTATGGTGATCAGGAACCACCATTCAATGAGGAGATGAGACCTTCTCCTATTGACCCATATGGTGTTGCAAAGTATGGTGTGGAGGTTGACCTTGAACTGGCTAGAAAGCAGTTTGGTTTGAGATATAATATCATTCGTCCTCATAATGTTCTTGGTAAGTATCAGAACATTTGGGATAGATATCGTAATGTGATTGGTATCTTTATTCGTAAGACATTGAATGGTCAACCTATTCTTGTCTATGGTGATGGAGAGCAGACCAGAGCATTCTCTGATATCAAATATTATATGGAACCATTTGACCTTCTTTTAGATGGGTTTGATGGCGAGACATTTAATATTGGTGCGGATAAACATTTCACTCTCAATGAGGTCGCAAAGACCGTACAAGACATTGGAAAGAAATATGGTTACGATGTGCCTATTGAGCACGGAGAACCCCGTCACGAAGCAAAACACGCCTACTGTGACCACACCAAAGCAAAGACTCTTCTTAAGTTTGAGGACAATACAAACCTCTATGAACTTGTAGAAGAGATGTTTGTGTGGGCAATGAAGCAACCCAACCGTAAGGTAAAAGATATGCCTTATGAAGTTACTAAAGACATTTACGATTATTGGAAATGACAAAACCTATTCAAGTATTGATGCGTCAGTGTTTCTATTCACCAAACACTTCGTTAGCAAATAGAAAAAGACCAGATTGGTTTGATAAAGTAAAGGTCTTTCAGAACTTTAAGAACACTATCAATCCAGAACTTGCTGATTATAAAATCATCTATGATGAAAAGTTTGGACCTCTTGAAGAAACCTTCTTGAAGGATGAACCTAATGTTGAAGTTATCAACTACGGATATGAGGCAGGTAGTTTCTCAAAAACTGTAGATATTGCAGTACAACTTGATGTTCCTGATGATACTATCATTTACTTCCTTGAGGATGATTATCTTCATCGTCCTGGATGGTGTGAAATGTTAATGGAAGGTTTTAGTTTAGAAACAAACTACGTATCATTGTATGACCATCTGGACAAATACATTGATAGAGGGTATGATGATCTTGTCTCAAAAGTTATGGTGAGTGAGAATTCTCATTGGAGAACTGTTCCTTCTACTTGCAACACATATGCTGCTAAGTTGGGAACTTTAAAGGGAGACTACGCTATCCATAAACATTTTAGTGATGCATCGCCAGATGGCATTTCTATGGATCATGCAAAGTTCTGCCACCTTAGAGACATTGGACGTAGGTTAATTACACCTATGCCTGGATATTCAACTCACTGTGATCTTCTACACTCGCCCACAATTGACTGGGAGGAAATTATCAAAAGAGAATCATGAGTGATGTTTTAATTGCAGCGTATCATGGAGGACTAGGGGATAGTCTTCAGTTCTCCACTTTACCTGAAGAGTTTTCAATTCAGCAGGGTCGTGACACTTATGTGTGGGACCGTGCTTTTTTTCGTAATAAAGAAATAGCACAGTTGGTATGGGGACAGAATCCTTATATCAAAGGAGTCAAAGGTGGAAAGTGGAATGCTGGTGATATTCCAGAAATTAAGTTTGAGAATGTTGCTGGAAACTCTATAGGAAACTGGGAAAAACTTCATGGGTTAGAACCAAGAAATAAATATCCAAAGATCTATTATCAACCACAATGTACAGATCTGAAGGATGTTTTTTTAGTTGATGTTTCTACAATCAGTAGAGATTATAACCACGAAAAACTACTACAAAAATACGAAGATATTCGAAAAGAACATCCAGATAAATTGTTTGTTAGAGTAGAGTTTGAAAACGAAATTAATAGTAGGAAAGGAATTGATATTGCACATGATGGAAAGCATGTAACATATCCCGTTCCTGTCGATGGAAAGATGGTTATATCAAATATCTTTTCATATGTTAATGCTATGGCTTCTTCTGCTGGATTAGTATCAGTTCATAGTGGTCAAAGTCATTTAAGTTCTGCAGTAAAGAAACAATACAATACAGATCTTCAAAGTTATTGTATAATGCCAGAGGATGATTATCAGTATCATATCAACAAAGGCATTTTTATTTTTGATAATATTCAACACATAACATATGAACCATGATGGATAAAAATAAGTCAGTATATAAACTCAAGAACTTCGGTCCAGTTTATTACTTGAATCTTGATGGGCAACCAGAAAGAAAAGAGTATATGGAAAACCAATTTAAGTATTGGGAAATTGAAGACTATACTCGTATTTCTGCATATGATGGTAGAGAAGATGATCTAAGTGATATTATCAAAGGTCGATATCCAGAGATGATGACTTCTGGTGAGATTGGTTGTACCACATCTCACTTAAAAGCAATTAAACATTGGATGGAAACATCTGATAGTCCTTATGCAATCATTATGGAAGATGATTGTGATCTTGATGTTGTAAGATTCTGGAACTTTACTTGGGAAGATTTCATTGCTCGTGTTCCTTATGCTTGGGACGTGATTCAACTTGCCATTATTCAAACTGGTGATATTCATGTTCCTATCCACGCAAGGTTTGTGAATGATTTTTCAACTGCCTGCTATGTTATTACAAGACATCATGCAGAAAAACTTATCCGTAATCATGTTCGTGGTGATAAGTATAAACTGGATAATGGTATCAAACCACGACCAGTTGCAGACGATCTTATCTACAATTCTGGTGTGACTTATGCTACACCTATTCTTCTTTATAAGATTCAACTAGGGTCATCTATTCATCCTGATCATATCGATGCATTCCATCGTCAGAGCCATGATGGCATCAGAAACTTCTGGGAGCAGGTAGGTTCTGATATGACTGTGGAGAAGATTACGGACTATAATCCGTATCTTGGACGGGTTTCCGAACCAACTCCCAAAAACGCTTGACACGACAGGCAATCTGTATTATTATAAATAAAGTTTCGTAAGGCACTCGCTTTACGAACAGTAACAAAAACCAACGCCTCAACTACTCGCGCCAAGTTTATGTTATAATATTCACGCGGGGAACGTCGAATCCCCCATCATCTGCGGGTGAAATTCCGCAAGTAAACTAACGAGGTATCTAAAATGATCAAATCTGTATTCGCAGCATCCGCTGCTCTGTCCATGTCCGCCGGTGCTGCTTTTGCAGGTCCCTACGTCAACGTCGAAACCAATGCAGGTTGGACTGGTTCTGACTACAATGGTGCAGCAACCGATCTGCACATTGGTTACGAAGGCACTGCTGGTGGCGTAGGTTATTACATCCAGGGCGGTCCTGCTATTCTGACTCCCGACGGTGGCGACACTGAGACCGTCTTTACTGGTAAGGCAGGCGGTTCTGTTGCTCTGACCGACGCTCTGGGTGCATATGGTGAGGTTTCCTTTGCCACTGCTCCTAACGACGGTGACACTGGTTACGGTGGTAAGCTGGGTCTGAAGTATAGCTTCTGATCTCTGCTATAATCAAGGGGACTTCGGTCCCCTTTTTTTATGAAAAGAATTCTTTTTTCTCCTGTTATCCACTTCAATCTCTTAACTGTGTGTGCTCTAATCTTTATAGGATTTCTGCATAATCACGCACACCATCAGATGGAAATAGATGTTGATGGATATGTTCGTAATTTTTGTAACAAAAACATAGAAAAATGTAGGTCGTTTATTTCCAATGACTAACATAGGAACTCTTGACAGGGTTCCTTTTTTACTATATAATATGTAAAGAAATATAACAGGAGGTAACATGACTGTAACAACTAACGAACACGGACAACAAAATATGTGGGCAACTGAACCCACAATGTATATGACTAAAGAAGACCTTGACCGTTATGGCATCGAAACTCATTCAGAGAAAGCAGAAAAACTGAACGGGCGTGTTGCTATGCTTGGTTTTGCTGCAGCAGTTATCTCTTATGCTACAACTGGTAGTGTCTTCTTCTTTGGTGCTCTTGGATTCTGATGACTGAATTCATTTTCACCTTTACGGCAGTTGCATTCTTCTGTCTTCTGGGTTATACTGTAGAACAACTTTCTGAAACTTACTGAACAATGGCATTTAATATTACTCTTCGATCTTCTGACGGAACTGAAAACACTATTACTTGTGAGGATGATCAATACATCCTTGACGCTGCAGAAGAAGCAGGCATTGATATGAACTATTCGTGTCGTGCTGGTGCTTGTTCTTCTTGTGCAGGTAAAGTTATCAGCGGTTCTGTTGACCAGTCTGACCAGTCTTTCTTGGATGATGATCAAATTGAAGCAGGATTTGTTTTGACTTGTGTCGCATATCCGACTAGTGATTGTGTCATTGAAACCGAAAAGGAAGAAGAGCTCTACTGATGAATAGGTTTCTTCTTTTTTCTAAAAAATCTTGTGGTCCATGTGCTCTTGTAGATAAGTACATGGTTTCTATTAAAGACGAACGTACTAGTCTTTTAGAAAAAGTTGACCTTGAAGATTTCAGTGACATCCCTATCCCTCAAGAGAATCTTGACCTTGCTTCAAAGTATGGTGTAACAGCAACTCCTGTTCTGATTATCACCGATTCTGATGGTATTAAACTTGCAGAGTATGTTGGGGGTATGGGCATTACACAAAATATTAGAAAAGCGTTTGATCAATATGCCTAATCCAAATCAACTATACGAAGATATGGAGAAACTTAATGCCCTATACGAAGAACTCTGCTGGGGGCACGATGATGAATTAGTTTTCACTCACGAAAAAGGTAGAGTTATTATTTACAACAAAACACTGGAGAAAAACAATGAACGAACGAGCAGAACGTATTAATGGCTGGGCAGCAATGATCGGTGTTATTGCTGCAATGGGATCTTATGCTGCCACTGGACAAATCATTCCAGGTATTTGGTGAATGATATGTTAATTCTAGGTTCCATAATACTGGGAACATTCATTTTTTATAATGCTATTTTTAGTGAGGACATCGATGACGATGATGATATGGATGGAGGCATGATGGTTCCTGCCTACAACCCCATTTGAGTTAATACATATAAGTAGGGGGGTGCTTGACACCCTCTTTTTTGTATGCTATTGTAAATATGAATTTTATAGAAGGTATGATTACTGCACTGATGTCCTTGTTTGCACTAGGACCTACTGAGGCACCACCCGAACCTATGCAGATTGAGGTGGTAAAATATGAAGAAAAGTGGACATGTCCTTCATGCACACCGAATGAAAAGTATGTGCTTGAGCAACTTCAAGCAAAAACAAATATCACAGACCGCAATGCTCTTGCAACGATTCTTGGAAACATTAAATCAGAGTCTAACTTCCATGCCAATATTTGTGAGGGAGGTGCTAGAGTTCCTTACAATCGTTGCTATCGCGGTGGTTACGGACTCATTCAGTGGACCTCTACGGGTCGTTATCTGGGGTTAGGATCATTTGCTAAAAAATATGGATGCGATCCAAGCACCCTACAATGCCAAACTCGTTATATGATTAACGAACCACAATTTCAAAAAGTTCTTCCAGAATTTGAAGGACATGGATACACTGTCCATCAATATATGGTTCCAGCATATTATTGGTTGGGATGGGGAATCAAAGGATACCGTGAGCACTATGCTTACGACTACACTAAAAAAATGGTACTAGCATGATCAACACAATTACAAACACGATCAAAGAAATTCTGGGTTTCAACAAGCAAGAAAGAATTGAATGTTCTATTGATGATGAAGTAATTGATTGTAAAGATATTGAGCATCCTTATCTCGGAGTTCCTGCTCCAGTTGAGATGCCTATTGATCCTTGGTTTGTAGATCCAAATATTGAAATGGTAAAAACTGAGAAACAAATTACTCATGAAGAAATGCTTGAAGAAGCAGCACGACGTGAGGAAGAAAATTGTAAAGAAGAATTCCAAGAACCAGAAAATATCCATCAAAAGATGTATGAACTGGCAACAAAGAACTGGACTACCGTAAAAGAGTTTCAAGGTGGTTCTGAAGTCTTCCAAGAGGGTCCTGGAGGTTCTATGTCTGGTACTGGTATGAGTCAATTTCGATGAATAATGATTGGAGATATTCTGACGATAGAATGGCAGTAAGAACGCAAGCACTTAACATTCTATTGTCTAAGTTTGGTTCTGTATTAAAATCAAATGGAGAACCTAAATATACAAACCAATCCATTTACGAATGTGTTCATGATTGGGTTTCACAAGGTAACATGAGCACATCGGGGATTGTAAAATATTACGAGGCGTATTATGCAAAAACTAATTAATGTTATTGCCCTGCTATCAGGACTGACTTCATTGGCAGTCATTGGTGGTGGGGTTTATCTGTATAAGAATGCAGATGTAATGATTGAAGATGCAAGAGAAGAACTTGCAAATGCTGCTGTAGAAGCAATATCCGATGCTCTTCCTGGTCTTATAGATGCAGCAACTCCCAATGTTCCAGAATTAACTGGTCCTTCTATTCCTTATGCCGAAACTGGTCCTGCTATTAAACTTCCATGAAAAATATTATTGCCTCTCTGGTTGCTGCGGCGGCGGTTGCCCTACCTGTCCATTCCGCCCCCCTAAAAGATAACGAATTCTACACTATGCATTCAATGGGTTGTATGTTACTCCGAGAATGTACAGATGGAATCGATAAAGTCAAAGATATCAAAGATATTGCTAATTATTATCCCGATAGTAATTTTAATGCTGTTGCTAACGAGTTCAACATCATGCTCGTTGCCCTTGATAAAGTCGGAGTTAATGTGTTTTTAGCAGATGAGAAGTATTTTCCAGTTGGACATCGTGGTGTCTACCATACTGTTAGTAATAACTTCTTCCTCAATAAAGCATTCATGCACCGTCCTTATGTTCTCATGAGTGTTATGCGTCACGAAGGTTGGCATGTTGCACAGGATTGTATGGCAGGTAGTATCAACAATAGTATGATTGCCATTATTAAACCAGAGGAAGAAGTGCCTACTATCTGGCGTAAGATGGTTGAAAGTACTTATCCCGAAGCAGCAGTGCCTTGGGAAGCAGAAGCATCATGGGCAGGTAAGACAGAAGATATGACTATGAAAGCACTTCAGTCTTGTGCTGCAGGAACTATGTGGACAGATTATGAACCAACACCACTTACACGCAAGTGGTTGGAGGAGAATAATTATATCGGACCTGTTAATACTGAAGGTTTCCCCAAATAAATAGAACTGCCTTGTCTTCTATTCAATGCTAGGAAATAAATCTAAAGCAAACGTAGAAGAGAAAGACGACCATCATGAAGATAAGAGTGAAGTTCTTGGTAATTTGGTGAAAGTTGTTGTACTTATTTGGTCTGCATCTCTCCTCACGTTTAGTTACGTCAGACTTCCAAACGGTCAAAAGATCCTTGACTTCGATCCTACCTTCATTGCATCGGTCTTTTCTGGATCGCTAGCTGCTTTCGGACTGTCTCCTGCTAAGGCGGGTGGCGGTGGCAATGCTAACGGTAAAGCAATCGCGAAAAAGGAACCAGAAGTTGCACCTGCTATCGAACCTAAGAAGTAATCATGAAACCATCATTTAAATGGGTTGCTGTTACTATTGGTGGTGTTGTAGCAATCGCACACATCGGTGTTTTAGGACATGTTCTTAAGATGACTGAGAAGTATGCTGATCGTCCTCAGTATCCTTCATTCAATTTACCAACTGGAGAGTACTCATCCTATGACGTAAATGTCAATAAGGATGGGTACTCTATTCGTTATAAGGCAAATGATCCTAAGGTATTAACATCAGAAAGATCACTTGACCTTGATAAAGAAAAGAAAGGTTGGTTTGGTGGAGGAACTGAAAAACGAAGTGAATATCGCCGTGATGAATACACTGCTAACGGAACCAGGAATATGGGTTCAGGAGGCGCTGTAGACGGCGGTGAGGGAAAGTCTGCAAAAGACATAGAGTGCATAGTGGCGGACGCTGGAGCACGGTCACAAGGTGCAATGGCGGGGACTAGTATTGCTACTGGTCTTCTTGTTCCTGCAGTTGTTAACATTCCTTATGTTGGATGGTTAGCAGCAGGTTGGATGACACTTCTGGGACAGAATATTGGATCTGAAGTAGGATCCGAAGTTGGTAGTATATTCAATGACTGTTAATGAATTTATTTTTAAGACCTCTTACTGATATTAATGAACCTACTTGGAGTGTAATAATAACCCTTGCCATTCTTTTGGTGGGGGTTTTATATTATGTTGCATATATACTTCGTATGGCAAATGATGAGATGAAAGATGAGTGATCTCACAAACAAAGATGCCGAACAGGATAAACAAATTGCTGTTCTGGAAAATTATTTTGGTAGTATGAGAGAGCGAGTCATGGGTCTTGAAGAAAGAATGACTCGCAAAGATGATTATGAACGTCTTGAAAAAAGTATTGACGAACTTAAAACTAGAGTTCGTCAATTAGAAAGATGGGTATGGGGTGCTGCTGCAGTTATCGCAGTTGGTGCATTTGTCATTGGTATTGCAGCAAACGCACAGGAGAAAGAACATGGGCGCTATGGTTCCACCGAGTCGGAAGAGTTGTTACAATTTTCGAGTAATAGAAATAAATAGAGTCGTCGATGGGGACACGATCGATGTCACAATTGATCTCGGTTTTGACCTTTATAAAAAAGAAAGAGTTAGAGTCGCTGGTGTGGACACGCCAGAGAAACGTACCAAAGACGAAGAAGAAAAAGCACTTGGATACGATGCAACCAACTGGCTCAAAGAGAAACTGGAAGGTGCTATATCTGGCGATGATGATCTTGTCATTAGGACTGAACTTGTTGGCGGTATGGGGAAGTACGGTCGTCTTCTGGGCTGGTTATACATTGGGGACGCAGAGTTATCACTCAACGAACAAATGATTACTGAAGGATATGCGTGGGCATATGATGGTGGAACCAAACAAAAGAACTTTGAAGAACTCAGAGAAATTCGTAGAGCACACGGAACACTTGTAGAATGAGCACACTATTTGTATTTGGATTTGTACTTCTTTTAGTTACCACTTTAGAGGCAACTTTACCAGTAAGGTATCGAAGTGGTAACAAAAATTAGTTAAAATTTGCTGAGTTTTATTAAATAATAAAGAGTTATTTGTTACATCCTTATGACACGTTCTATGCGAAAGAAAAAACAAAACAAAGAAGCAACAGAAACCTTCTTCTTATATGTTTTCTTTCATTCTATCTGGACTGGATTTTTTAAACTATTTGAGGACTAATGCCTGAAATTCCAAATATTACTTCTACCGATATTGATATTGGTGAGATTGCTATTCCTAATATTATAACATCGTCAGAAAACTATACATCAATACCATTAGCACCACCTGTGGTATTAAATATTGGTGTGCCTGTTGTTGATATTCCTGGATGTGTTGAGGCACATGAGAGTAACAGCAAATCTAAAACGGTAGGTCAAGATGACGAGAATGGATTGGTTACGTATTGTGATTCTGGTCTCCCTAGTTTCAATCCTCCTACTTATGAACCTGAACAGATAGTTCCTACCACTCCTTCTGGAATTGATACTGGAGAACCACCAGAACCAAAACCACCAGGACAAGTAGAAGTTCCACAAGCACCATCACCAGTTTCTTCTGCAAACGTAGAATGTCCTACGAAAGCACAACAAGCAAAGGAACCTGTAGGAACATATGTAGAAGGTTTCCGAAAGAAGGTTGTTGAATATAAACTGATGGGCAATGAGTGTGTCCAGATAACAGAAGCAGTCCCACTACCTCAACAGATAGTAGCAGGACTGCCTAGTGGTGGTCAGGTTGTTCAGGTTGGTGGCGTTGCTGTTATTGCTACAGCATCAGCACTATTAGCAAAACCGTTGGCAGACATCCTACTAAAGGTTGTCAAACCAACGGTCAAAAAAGTTATGAAAAAAATTGCTAAGATTAGAGGGAAGACACCTCCCGTGCTTTCAACTTCAGAACGTAGAGATGAACAAAGAGAAAGAAATCATGCTATAATGAAACTACGTTCAACATTTAAAAAAAGATGAATAATGTAACTAATGAAAATATTGCTCTTAACTTGATTAAACATATTGCAAAACTGCTCAATGCTGATATTCATCATCAGACAGTTACTTGGAGTTCCAGTGGAGAACCAAAGAAAAGAATTATTATTACTTATAACCGATGACTATCTTTTCGTTTCAATAGGAGTACCAAGATCTTTAGCATTGACTGATGCTGAAATCTTATGAACGTGTGGGTGTGTATGTCCTGGTGGATTATTCACTACGACATCAGCACACACCTTATAATAAGGACTCTTGGGGTGAAACATAATACCTTGCTTTATAAGTTCGCCACAGTTTTTAAGTCTGGCAATTTCAAAATCTAATCTTTTATTAGCAGTTGTCTGTTGCATCAATGCGATGTTAGCAGCAGCTGCTTCTTTGCATTGGTCTTGTAATTTTTTATCTAGTGGTTGAGACCAAGTAGCAGAAAAACCAAGACCAAGATTATAGTTATCTTTCTGACCCGTTCTTGTTTTCTTATAGAAGATGACATCACCAGGATTATCTAAGATTCCATCACCTTGTGGATTTCCATCTTCATCAAAGGAACCAAAGTTATCAGTTACATCATACACAGGATCATTATAATAAGGTTCCCAAGGTTTTTGTGCCGCTATACTACCAGTAATATATGGTGTGATGTTTAGCGTAGGACCCTGACACTGGATCCCGCTGCCGTATGTGTTCGTAATATACGGACCCTGGAGTACCTGGATGGCCTGATTGGTAACAGAACCACTACTGTTAGCCACAGGAGAAGCAGTGGCACTAACACCACCGATAGTTTCAGAAAGTGCTGCAGTCGGAGATAGTAATCCAACCAGTATTGCTCCAATTATTGGGTGAATATTGAAGTTGTGTCGGTTATACTTTTTACTTCTGTTTCTCTTTGAATTATTGTTTGATTGCTCAAACCAGGACCTTGATACGTTTCCGTGAACTGAAACGCTGCTCCTGGTGTTGTCTGTGTGAATGTTGGTCTTGTATTTAATCCCGTCCATTTTGATGTCACTCCTTCAATTTGTGATGAAGATTCGGATGTGCCAGGTGAAAGACTACCTGATGCTGTAATGCCACTTCCAGTTACTGTGTATTGATAACCCGTGTTATAGTCCATCGAGTTAATGATTTCTGTAATCTTTTGAGTAGTTTCGGTATGACTACTCATACTGCCTTGTGTAAAGTTAGGGACTACTGGAACTGCTCCAGAGGATTGGAACAGTCCATGAACCACACCTAAAATCAACCCAAGACCGATTGCTTCTTGTAATTTAGACATAACTATCTATCCAAGTTATTTAATAGTAAGTTCAGATACGAATTGACCTGTTGCAGTTGTTCCAGCACCACCAGCAGTAAGAGTCATAGCACCAGAAGTATCGATGGTTCCTGCAAGAGAACCTGCATATCCACCAGCCTGAGTGGTAGAGTTGCCATACAGAACAGGAGAATCAAATCGTCCCGCATTACTAAGAGTAGTTTGTGAAGTTGTAATACCATCACCTTCAATAAAACTTTGAGTTACATTCCATGCTGTCCCATCTGTAGGAGCAGTATATGCTAATGGTGTATAACCAACTGCACTACCAGAAGTAAGAGAACCAAGAGTTCCTGGAGTAGATACAGTAACGTTTTGAGCAGACACTGAGTATGTAGTGCCAATTCTATTTGTTTGAACAGCAGGTCCTTCAACAGTCAACTGAACTGAAGATGACATTCTATGAGTAATATCGGCATGTGCTGGTGCCGCCATCAATAACATTCCAAAAGCAAGTAACGCTTTTTTCATTAACTTGAAAGATTAAGACTAACAGTATTTAGAATTTATATGCTTTAAGTCTAATATTCTTAATAACTAATGTCAATAGTTGACATGTCTTTAAAACTTGAGTAGAATACCTTTGTTAGGGTTGATGGGAACATCTTAAGTACTTAATTTATAAGAGTACTAATGAAAAATAGTTCTTTATATGGGTGCTGATAGACCTTCAAACATCAGATTAAAAAATATTTTTCAAGAGGGCTTGACGGGTGCCATGAATCGTAGTAATATAAATACATCAACGACGCAGGAATGAAACATTTCTTAACCGTTGTCAAACACCCCTTAAACCGAGACCTCTAGGGTGTCTAAATCACGTCTCTAATATCCTGTCTTAGGGTGACAGGAAATAGTAACTCCACCATTTCCCTGATGGTTTTACTTTCTAGTACATAACAATGACTTCTACACTTTCACGTCAACAACAATCGAATACTTGGGAACAGTTCTGCAATTGGGTCACTTCCACCAACAATCGTCTTTATGTTGGTTGGTTCGGAACTCTTATGATTCCAACCCTTCTTGCTGCTACAGTTTGCTTCATCGTTGCCTTCATTGCTGCACCTCCTGTAGACATTGATGGTATCCGTGAACCCGTCGCTGGTTCCCTTCTCTATGGAAACAACATCATCTCTGGTGCTGTCGTTCCTTCTTCTAACGCAATTGGACTCCACTTCTACCCCATTTGGGAAGCTGCATCACTTGATGAGTGGCTTTACAACGGTGGTCCTTATCAACTTGTAGTTTTCCACTTCCTGATCGGCATCTTCTGCTACATGGGTCGTGAGTGGGAACTGTCTTACCGTCTTGGTATGCGTCCTTGGATCTGCGTTGCATACTCTGCACCTGTTGCTGCTGCATCTGCTGTCTTCCTGGTCTATCCTTTCGGTCAAGGTTCTTTCTCTGATGGTATGCCTCTCGGCATTAGTGGCACGTTCAACTTCATGCTTGTTTTCCAAGCAGAGCACAACATTCTGATGCACCCCTTCCACATGCTGGGCGTTGCTGGTGTCTTCGGTGGTTCTCTGTTCAGTGCCATGCACGGTTCTCTGGTTACCTCTTCGCTGGTTCGTGAAACCACTGAGTCTGAGTCC